AAAAAAAAAAAAAAGTATATAATCGAGAATTCATATATGTTAGAAATGGATTATTCAATAAATTATAACATGAAGATGCTAACACATATTGCTAGTTACTATAATATTATTAAAAATAATAATAATGGGTTGGGGATAGTTATTTTAAAAGGTAAAGAAAATAAAGAAGGTAAAGAAGGTAAAGAAGGTAAAGAAGGTAAAGAAGGTAAAGAGGGTAAAGATGAAAAAACAAAGAAAACAAAGAAATTTCTCAAACCAGATTTGATAAAAGAGATTATTTTATTTGAGACGAATTATGAAAATCACGCCATTGTACTAAAATTTAGAAAAATGTTGGAAAAAATAGATGCACTTAAAAAGGATAAATATTTTTCATCTTTTATTTTATTTTCCTAGTTTTGGAATGAAAAATATTATTACATGAATAATAATATAAAAATATTATTGATGTAATATAAATAGTAGTCATAAAAGTAGGATACATATGTCAAGCGACTCAGGAATAAAATGTATTGCTGATATAAAACATTGTTTATATATTAATTTGACATCTAGACCAGATAGAAAAATACATATTGAAGAACAGTTGCGAGGAGTCGGTTTAAATCCAACAAGATTCAATGCTATAAAGTTAAAAAATGGTAGAATTGGTTGTAGTATGAGTCATTTAAAGTGTTTACAAATTGCGAAAAAAAATAACTGGTCACATGTTATGATTTGCGAAGATGACTTATTAATTTTAAATAAGCAAACATTCATAAATAGTATTAATAATTTTTTTAGGATACATGGTGACGGTGACGGTGACGGTGACGGCAACAATAGTTCGGCGGATAATAAATGGAATGTCTTGTTACTTGCTGGCAACAACGTGCCTCCATATAAAAAAATAGATGATACATGTATTCAGGTATCTCATTGTCAAACGACTACTGGTTATATTGTAAAAATGAGCTACTATGATACTTTAATTGATAATATAAGAACGGGTATAGAAAACCTAATGAAAATACCCGACCAACATATTATCTATGCGATTGATAAATATTGGATAAAGTTGCAGAGACAGCATTGTTGGTATATGCTTGCACCGGTTGTCGCCGTTCAAAGAGAGGACTATAGTGATATTGAAGAAAGAAAAACAAACTATGAAAGTATAATGAAAGATTTGGATAAACCCCACTTGATTCATCAGCAACAGCATATACAACATAAACAAAAAGGAAATTCTTCAATTTTATCAAAAATGTCATCAATAACTCCCGCATTTACGTCTACAACACCAATGTCAATATTACTACATAAGTAAGAATCGGGGTGGGTGTTGGTATTGGTGTTGGTATTGGTGTTGGTGTTGGTGTCAGCGTTTGTTATGTGTTTTTTATTTTATTCCAGCTTTTTGGACACAGGTCTGACGTATCATGATGTGATAACTGCGGTCCAAACCACGTTTCGGGATAACAAACAACTTTATCGCGGCTGTCATTAAAGAATGCCGCCCACCAACTAAAACTACTATTTGCGATTATATTATGTTGACAACAACTCATTAATAATAGTTGTTGCCAGTCTTTCATTTTAGGTTCTCCACCCCTTTCAAACTCGATTTCTTGGTCATATTTATTTTCGCGATTATTTTCACGCTTCTGTTCTTCCAAGTATTCTTTACATACTGCATTTATTTTCTTCACTTTATTTTCTACTTCGACTGCGTCTTCTTCCTCGAAAAAATATAGGACTTTCCATTTTTTGTTATTACGCATTTTATGTAAAATGAATTTTATACTATTTATGTAGTAGTCGTCTTCAAGAATAGGATGACAGTTTTGTAGAGTCTTATAGTCCCCCATTCGAAAATGCATCGATATTATATTCATATTCTTATATTTTTTATAATATGTATTTTCAACTTCTAACCTTGACTCGTTTATTCCAATATATCGAGAAATACTTTTGTGTTCCTTCTCAAAATATCTATAACTCTGAAAGTAACCATATAACATAACGTTACCATTTTTACGAAATACTTCCGGTAAAATTTGTATTTTATTATATTTAAACCCATTTTCTCTGTAAATTGGATACTGCAATTTTTTTATGTCTATAAATGATGTGTTTTTATTCAATTCTTTCAAAAAACTATCCCAATATGTATTGCTTCTTTTATCCGTTTCCATTTTATTTTTTGGTAAATTAAAGTTCGTTTTCATTTCCATTGAAAGCGCCATTGTAGTATAAATTTGAAATAACTGGTTCCCCAGCCCTCCCATAATAACGCATGATAACATCGGTGTGTTTGTGTGTGTTTGTGTGTGTAGTTGTACTTAATATAAAGTATATATGTTTTAAACTATTATTTTTAATTATTTATAATATGTAATTATTTACAATATGTAATTAATTGAATATAGAAATTAAATATATAAATTTAATATGTATAATTAATATAATGGTGCGTTCCAAGCTTGTTCCAAGTATTAATTATATAGAACTAAAATCATTGGATCCTTCAGATACAAAAGAAAGTAAATACAAAGCTCCCTTATATGAAGCCTCTGTTTTAGGTATTAATACAATTATAAGTATAGGTAATATTAAAAATACGTATATAACTCAAAAAATAGTATATTATCCAATTTATCTTATTAAAAATGATAAGGTATTGTCGCAAATCGGCGTATATGAAATGTTCCAAGAGGATATTCCTTTATTATTAGACGATGCAGGTGATATAAATCTAGAAAAAGCGCCATCTCCTTTATTATATTCATTTGTTAAAAAGTCGTTGATTCAGCAAGCGGTTTATTTACCCGAAAATCCCGAAGAAGATACCGCACCTGTTAAAAAGTCTACCAAATCGTTAGGTTCTAAAACTAAAGCGCTTTCTCTTGCATCTCTCGCTTCTCTAGAGTCACTAGGTGATAAAGTAGCGGTAACAGATTTTGATAAAGGGCGCAAAGACGAAGATGAAGGCGACGACGCGTTACGTGCTGCAATTCGCGCCTCTCTTGAACCAGTTTCTTTATCAGGCGATGTTCCTTTAAAAAGAAAAAATATTCCTGTACAAAATCTTGAGCAGTCTATTGCCGAGAATAAAGCATACCGCCCTGTTAAAGATGAACCATGGGTACAGTCATACTATCATAACAATAACTTTAAATTAGTTAGAAACTCGGGTGGCGGTGACTGTTTGTTCATAGCGATTTGTCAGGCATTTTTATCAGTCGAACCGGATAGCGACATAAGTGTTATAAAAGTACGGAGAATGCTTGCAGCTGCTATGACTGAAAGCCAGTTTGCCCACTATAGGGAAATATACGAAATGTTTTCAAGGACGTTGAAAGAGTTACACGCCGAAAATACGAAACTGTCATCCGATAATAAAGAACTAGCTGAAAGAGCTACACAACAAGGTATAACACAAACAGAAAAATTAACATTAAAGCTCCAAGCTGATTCGAATAAAGAAAGACACCTTCAAATTGTTAGTGAGATTGATTTATATAAAACTTATTTGCGCGATGTTTACTTCATGAAAGGTGTAAAAAATATTGAAGCATTAAGAGAAATAATAAGAAAAGGTGAAGGGACGAGTGAATATTGGGGCGACGAATGGGCTATTGCTACATTGGAAATCATTTTGAATATTAAACTCATTATTCTATCACTCCGCGACTATTTAGAAAAAGATAGACAACCATATACACAATCAAATGTTATTGCATGCGGGAGTGATATAGATGAAGAAAGATATAGGGAAATAGATGCAGCGCTGCGAGAGGATAAACAATCGCCAGGAGCTTTGGCAGCTAGAGAAGCTACAGATTCGAGAGATAAATCGAAAATGGAAAGTTTCAAAGTCATTAATCCAGACTACTATATTATTGTTTCGCACACAGGAATGCATTATGAGTTGGTAACATATCGCGACACTGCTATCTTTACTTTCCCCGAAATCCCATTTTGCGTTAAGCTTCAAATTGCAAATAGATGTATCGAATCTTCCACCGGAAACCTCGAATCCTTCTCAGGTACATTTCAGAGAATACCACAGTTTATTTTATTTTATAAACAGGAACTTGGGTTGGAGGGTTTAGGGAAAGAAGAGGCGGGTGTGGTAGGTACGACAGGTGCAGCAAGTCTAGGTCAAGGAGGCGGAACGTCGGCGAGCGAGGTTCTTATGGCAAATCCGCATTTCGATCCATCGATTGTTTTAATCTATCATTCAAAGTCGATGGATGAATTGCCAGGTCGTGCGCAAGGCGATCGTATATCGAATAAAAATAAACCGGCGTTTATATCTCTTATATCGGCGGGTAAAGGTAAAAGTAATTGGCGGAAAAAATTATCGAATGAATGGTCGGAGCCGTTTATGTTGGACGGGCACCGGTGGCTTTCCGTAGAGCATTATTACCAGGCGAATAAGTTTTTAAAACGTCATCCTGAATTTTATTTGCTATTTACGATGGATGCAAACAAGAAGAGTAAATATTATCAAGAAGATTCTATATTATCGCGCATTTCTCATGATGTAGATTTAGCAAAAGTTGCCGGTAAAAAGGTACCAAAAACGATAATCGATAATAAAAAAGTTAGTCTTCGCCCCGATGATGTTAATATAGACCCGGCATTTTTTAATGGAACGAATACTCGTGTACTTGAAGATGGGACGATGGCGAAGTTTAGTCAACACGATGACCTTGCCAAAATTCTTCTTATGACAAATAATGCAAAACTGGTAAACTATGTATTCTCAAAGCCGCCTACTGTATCAATTCACTTAATGCGTGTACGCTCTAAATTAAGAACAAAAAAAGGAGGAGTAAATGTGTTTGAAACCATTCACGATAAATAGCAAATTTAAAAATATAGTATTATATTAGTAATAAATATACTACTATATTACTACGGATGGATACGGATATGGACGTAGACGTAGATGTAGACGCAAAAGTAGGAAAACAGTCACCTGTAAATGCGGATGATTATAATTTTTTAAAAATGATGCAACATACCGACAAGAACTACAATAAAGTCAGGAAAAATAATAAACAGCAGCTTTCAAATCATTCCAAGAATACTAGACAATCGGAGGTAACCCAAAAGATACAAAATTTATATGACGAAGTAGATGCGGAATTCAACAATTTTAAATCCAATTTGTCGTCGCCGTGTTTTAAGCATAAAATGACAAGACTGGAAAGAAATAATCCTGTTTTACGGTCATCACTATTCAAAAGTATATATGTGCCTAGCAAAATTGCTGAATATATTAAAGAAAATGCTAGATATTTAATAGAATATAATTGCGACCTCGGTAATGGAAAAACTGTAAAAGTTAAATTCATATTATTCGACAGTTGTCGTTATGAGTTGAATAACATCAGGAAAAAGGGTGCAATATATTTTAAGCATTGTGTATTAAAGATATACATATGGTTGAAAGTTTTGTCGAAATACTCAGATATCGAATGTGGTAAAAATTTAGAATGTTTTTTTTATTTTACGCCATTTAAAAGAAAACTTCCTAGTGATTCAGATTCCGAGTCACTGTCAAATATGTATCATTATAGCGAGCCGGTGGGTGGTGGCGATGGCGGCGTAATCGGTGCTTCTCATGTGAATGGTGGTTTATCTAATATTTGTCAAGCGGATGGGCATATTATTGTATATAGAAAGGAAGAATGGTTTAAAGTATTCATCCACGAAACTATGCACAACTATGGGTTGGATTTTGCAGTACTAGATGACATATTGATGTCTAATAAAAAGTTACAATCTATTTTTTCAGTACAAACAGATATAAAAATATTTGAATCGTATTGCGAAACGTGGGCGAGAGTCATGAATGTGTTTTTTGAATCGTATTTTGAAGTAAATCGACAAAGTCGTTCATTATTTACACCTATGAGTACTAGGAAAAAAATCATAAATAATATACATAAAAACCATAAACAGCATTTTGTTTCTGCTTCTGTTTCTGTTAAAAATAAAACGGGTTTTAAAGACAAAAAAGAAAGATTTTTAAATATTTTCTATGACAATATACAACATGAAGCTGTTTTTTCTATATTTCAGTGTGTAAAAATTTTAAACTATATGGGGCTCGACTATAATATTATATCAACATGCACGGATGCAAATTACATTATAGTAAAAAAATTATACAAAGAACAAACAAATGTATTTGCTTACTATGTTATCGTAGCTATCTTAATCGCAAATTTTAATAACTTCATACTATGGTGTATCGATAACAATACAAACTTATTTAACTTCAAAAAGGAGACTGCATCAGTGGATGATTTTATTGCATTTATTTCCAAAAATTATAAAAATAATGATTTACTAAACATGGTTGTAAGTATGGAAAAAAGATTGGAAAATAAAGCACGGGATGACGAAGTATTATTGACGACTATGCGTATGAGCGTAGTTGGTGGAAAGTAGTATAGTATAGTACACCCCTATTCGTTTTTATATTTTATAGTTTTATAGGAATATATATTCAAATGTGCAATTTTCTCCTTTTATTTTGTTTTTTCTCCACTCAATCGATGCATCAATAAAATCGATAGGGCTTCTTGTACTTGTAATTTCGTGTAAAGTGTTTTTACATTTGCGATGCATTTGCTGCCTTTGCTCTGGCTTCTCTTGTGGCTGCTCTTGTTGCTTTTTTGCTTGACTTCTAGTGAAAACCATTGTCGTGTGTTTGCGTGGGTGTGTGTTTTGTGTTTGTGTCTTGTATTTCTTATTGTGTGATAGTTACTCATCAATTTCCTCTTATAAAAAATTGATGAATAATATATATAATACATATTATACACAAGAGCAAATAACATCTAAAAACAGAAATCAGGACATAAAGGTAAGAAATGGGTATTCGCATGTTGAACAAGTTTCTTCAAGATAAATGCAAATCATCTATATCACGTGTAAACTTATCTGAATTATCTGGGAAAAAAATTGCAGTTGATATAAGTATATACCTTTATAAATTTCTAGGAGAGAATGCTTTACTAGAAAATTTATATTTGATGATTTCCATTTTCCGAGAAAATAATATAATACCAATCTTTGTATTTGATGGTAAGCCGCCAGCTGAAAAAAATGATACAATCGCGTTTAGGAAAAAAACAAAAATAAATGCGCGCGACGAGTATTATCGTTTGAAGCAAATACTAGATGACATTGAATCGGATGTTGCTGTTTCGGATAGTGAAAGTGCGAATGATGGCGGTGGCGAAGAGACGACAGTGCATACCCCGTCAAATACTGCAGATATTCGCACAATGATGGATAAGTTGAAGAAAAAATTTGTCATTCTTAAGGCGGACCATATTCAAAATGCAAAAACATTACTACAGGCTTATGGTATGACCTATATCGAATCT